CCATCAGGGAGACAGAAGAACTCCCGTCGATTGTCTCTGAGCCTTCCGTGGCAATCGTCACGCCTCCAGAACCCTTGCGCTTGATTGAGACTCTGTGCAAATCCTTGGCCCCTGAGTGGAGCGTGATGGTTTGGGTAGTCGTTCCGGTAGTGACAACGACCTCCCAGGCTGCTTTGGGGTCTGTGGAGTAGTCGCCGTCCGTTCTTGTAACAGTCGGCACAACAAGCTCATAAATATCCCAGGCTGCTTGCTTTAGCTCCTCAAGGTCTTTTGCGTTGAGGGGGTAGCGAAAATCACGGTTAGACATTTAACGGACTCACATCAACCGTGGCATCAACAATATCTATGCCTGCGTTGGCTGTTGTGGTGATCTTAAATACGCCCTCTGAGCATACCCCCCAAGGAGTCGGAAGCGGGTAGTTCTTTACGCCAGCAGTAACCGTCAGGGTCTTTGCAGTTCCGAAAGTGCCGCCATCTTCCGCAAAGGAAACCGAAACCGTACCCGAGGCAGTGGACTCAATCGTCAGCCAGATGCCATTGACTGCTACCCGCCTTGTGTCTGCGCCAACCAGTTCCGGCCCAACCGTTTCGGTAAACAGCGTCCTTGTGATGCTGGAGCCATCGTCCTGATAGGTCGTTTCCGACAGTTCATAGATTTTCGAGTTCAAACCCACCAGGGTCTTGCTGTAAGCATCAGCATGAGCGAGAACGGGGTAACGGTTCCCGTCAGAGCCCTTTCTTTGCGACCACTCCCCAGAGGCAACGTGATAAGTCCAGGCCACGGAGGGAAACACGAAATCCACAAAGTTTGTCTGCCGATACTCGTAAGCGGAAACCACGCAATCAGAAATGTTGTTGTATGTACTCCACTCCTCTGCAATCGCAGGGGTATAGATGGGCTGGTATTGCAGACCGCTCATCATGTTGGGTCGGCCATACTGGTCGAGGAAAAAGATCGTATCGTCTATCGAGTCAACCGCATAAACACCCGCAATGCCCCGCTCAATTACTTGCTGACGATTTGCCGGGGGTCTGCCAGAGCCAGTGCGCCAAATCTCCGTGGACTGTTCGCCAAAGAGATAAAGTAATTGGTTGTGCGCGTAAACCCGAATCAGGTCATCCGCAAAACTTTCAGCCGTAGCGAAATCCAGGGCGTTAAAGTCTGTCGCGTCATCTACCGCAGATGAATTAAATTGCCCGTTTGGCTGGTCAAACCAAAACCGGAGGTCAAGGTACGCTGATGACTTCGCTGTGTCCGTAATATCCGCATCGGTTACGGTGACAAGCCCACCCGCTACGGTGTAAACGTAAATCTTCGCGCCCGTTGATCCTGTCGTAATGACAAGCTGAGTCCCGTCTGTTTCGAGAACACACATTTCTGAGCCGTCGATAGTCCCAATGCTTGTCAGTGCGCCGCTAGAGTCTACGGATGACAGCGTGGTGTCATAAATCACGTAAAGAACGCCAGCCATCACCTCCATGCCACGGAAAATCTTTGTGTTCCCGCCAAAGGTGTAAGCTGTCGAAAGCGTGAATTGGTCTGTGTTGTTGTTTCCGTCTGGGGAGAAGTTGTGAATATACGCCTTAGTCCCAGAGTCCCCGAGAGCAATGCCCTGATCCGGCCAGAAAAAGAACCCGCTATTCCACCAACTTTCCCCGGTAGACGAAGTGAAAGCAAAGGTAATGTAATTCTGGGAAATCGGCCCCTCATGGTCGTTGGGGTTAAAGTCCACAGTTGGGTCTACCGTCGCATCAGTGCCACCGATGAGCATAACCCGCCCAATTTCGCCATCGAAAAGCGAGGTAGAACCCCCGAGAAGCGCAGCAACTTCCAGCCTGGACGAACTTGTCCTAAGCATGGTTGACTCACCGTGAGCAACTGTTGTGCCAAGCTGCGACCAACTGACGGAGGCCGGAGCAGTTCTTAGCGGGTCTGTAGAGGTGTAAAACAGCACGTTAGACCCTGACCAAGTAACCCTTACCCAAAGACCGTCAGCGGAACTCCAAGACGGTGTAGCGGTTGATGTTGATGTGGCTGTGGCCGAGGTGCCGTCAGAGGACGAGGCGAAAACTAGGTCTCCCGCTGTGTCAAACCCGAAATACCAATCCTTAGTGGCCGATCCCTCCCACTTGCTGAATATAGTCTGAAACGCCGACGGGGTTGAATCGTCAGGAGAAACCCAGGCAACAATGGTGAAATCATCGTCCGTAAAGTATTGGGCTGGGTCGTGCGCCGTATACGCAAAGCGTGTCCCTTGATAGGTAATCATCGGGGGATTTGACAACGCATGAGAGTCTAGCGTTGATACCACGCCGCCAGTGGATACGTCGCTAGGGTCTGACAAATAAAACTCTTTGTGCGGATCCGCGCCCCTTGATATGACGTACAACCGGGAATTGTCGGCAGAAATCTCAAGCCCTGCAGGCGTGGTTTCCACTACCGTCCCAAGACTCAAAAACTTCCCGCTGTATGAGGCCGTGGTTAAATCGTAACCAGAGGACAGGTCGTACTGCCAGATTCTTTGCTCTGATGTAGCCGTCAGGACTGACCCGTTAGCAGCGGCAAGGAATAACTTTGTGCCGTCCGAGTTAAATACCCCGGTATAGGGGAAGCCGCCACCTAGTTGTGTGGCAAAGCTGAAAGAAACGGAATCGTAAGAGAGTGAGGTGGTGTCCCATGCCGGAGACAGGGAATACTGATAAACCGAGTCATCGGTATCAAACACATACATTTTCAGGCCGTCAGGCTTAAAGAAAACGCCAGCCGGATCAGGTGTGGGGTGGGTCAGCGCCGTTTCCGTGATGCTGCCAGCAGAAGTAATGTCCCAGGCCACAGAAAGGGTGGACTCACAAACCGAGTTTGTTACCTGATCGACAAAAAACACCTTGGTGCCGGAGGCGTGGAGCCTTATGTCGCGGTCAAGGGTGGAGTTTGAGAAAGCGTGATTCTGCGAAAATGATGCAGCCCCTTCTGTGTCAGAGGCAAAAGCCACCTGCCCAGGGAATTGCCGATAGCCGCCCCGAGTATGCGGGTACATATTGACCGGACACTGCTCTGTTACTGGCCTCCGGCTAGAAAGGTTCTGGCTTGAAAGAGGGAGTCTAGCCTTCACTCGACACAAATCTCCCCGGCGTCATTGATTGACACGCCACTACGGTTCTGTGCAATTTCCTCCCAATCCATTTCCGCCAACTTGCCGCCCTTCCTGACCTTTTCTTTCTTGGCCTTTCCGGGCCTCGGCTCTTTGACTTTCTTCGGCTTTTTCATGCGAACAAGCAGCCTCCTCCTGGCGCGATATAGGAAATTTCTGTTCCCCAATACAGTTGGTGAAAAAAAACAATCGGGTCATCTAAAAAGCGAAACTTCAAACCGTTGTACCAGCCATGCAGGCAAGATACCTCGGCCACTAAATGTCGCTCGTTACGTCATACTTGTAAGAGAATGACAGCCCAGGCATCTCAACCGCCATAGAGATATTGTTATCTGAGTCCAAGTTGTCCTCTGACTTTGAAATCTCTGCCATGAGCGGCGGTGGTACTTCCGTGACGCGAAACTCGTTAATCAAGTCCCTCGCCAAAAGGTTCTTCAAGTCCCTTACCTGTTCTTCATACAGGTCGAGCGTGTCCGTAGTAGCAGAGGGCGTCGGAATGTGCAGACAGTTATCCGCTGTCAGTTGGGCTATGAGGTCTTGCAGCACCGTGAAGGCGTCGCCATTGGCCGAAGAATCATAATCAGCGTAAGACGTACCTTGCCGTCTCAGGCCGAGCTTCAGCGTGGCTGAGTCAATTACGTTCTGTGCAGTAGCCATTCATATACCTTCCTAGATAGACCCCTGTCCCATTCACAAGACCCCTCGGAGCCTTGGGTGTTCTTTGGAGTCCAATCTGTTTCTAATTCGGAACCAAGAAAAACCGAGAGGCGTTTAAGTTCAGCCTCCCGATCTTCCTCGATAAAAAAGAAGTGAACGTTCTCCAGCGTGGTCAGCATCAAAAGCGATAACCACATCGAATCCCATTCACTCTTATCCCTGCCTCTCTTAGCCCAAGTCCACATAACGCGCTCTGGCTTCCGAAGGGGTACGACCATCTTCCCCGTAAAGGAAAAACAGTCGCGTATCCCATCGTCCGTCAGATGCCAGGATGCAGGCTCGAACCGAGAGAGTAAGTTGCAGGTAAACACAGTCCCCGTGTGGGGGATTGACACTACGCTTACGAGTTGTGCCAAATCTTTACTGCGTTTTGTGGACGGATAGCCTTGTAACCGTACAGAACGTCCAAACGACAAGGGAACTTGTCATCGGAGATCGTGTAGTCACGAACCATCCTCATAGAGATTCCATCCAGAACCTCACGAGCCGCCATATCAACACCCTGCGGCAACACAAGGTCAGCAGTCGCGAAAGCGAAAGCGTCCTTCTGGAAGCCAAGAGAGTGAAGCGCGGTGAAGGCGTTACCGCCGCCGAGCTTGTTGATTGCAGCGTTGTCAGCCGGAGAGCCAGAAACATTCTGCTTTCCACCACTCGCAACAATGGAGGGAGAAATCGGAATGCTCGTAGCCGTAGCCGCAACATCAGACGTTACAACGAACTTCTGAAGCTCCGCAGTAGTC